CAAGCCGGGGGGCCGGGGCTTCGGTCCCGAGCCCCCCGAACCATAAGAGAGGATCAAGATGAACGGGCCGATGTTCGGGGTCATGAAAGCGGTCGACGCCTTGCCCCTCTTGCAGCGGACGGCCTCGGCCAACGGGGATATGTTCCGCACCTACTGGACACTGAACGACCCGCAGGATCGGATCTATCGCGGCTTCTTCAAGGACGCTGGTGTCTTCGTGAACCAGACCGCAGGTTCCGGGAACAACCCCGGGGTCAACCAGTTCACGGTCAAGCTCCAAGGCCGCGTCGATTCGGACCACGCGTGGGCCGATCTCAACATGACCCCGATCGCGATCACGGCGAACGGCGCCGCGGCCTATTATGCCTTGTGCGCAGGCCCGCTCCTGCCAGAAATGCGGGTTGTCGCCACGGAATCGGGGACCGCGGACGCGACGTTCGAGGTCCATGTCGTTCTTCAGTCGGACTAGAAAGGCCGGATCATCATGCTCAAGTGCATCTCTAAATATTCCTCTTCGGCCGGGGCCTTCGTCCCGGGCGACATCATCGAGGACCCCAAGCTCGAGGCCGTCTTGCTTGCCGACTCGGCCGCATCCTTCGCGGAAGTCGAGTCCCGGGAGCAGGCCGCGGAAGTCGAGGTTGTCGAAGCGGCTCCGAAGATCCGCGGATTGCGCCGGAAGGCCTAGCCCGTGGCAATCGTCAACGGGTACGCGACGCTCAACGAGTTGAAAGCTCGGATGGGCGTCCCGGTGTCCGATACCGCGGACGACTCGATCATGGAAGCGGTCATCGAGGCCGCGTCCAGGATGGTCGACAAGTTTTGTAATCGGTTCTTCTACCAGACATCCGCGGGTCAGGTCCGGTACTTCACCCCTGCTTCCGAGGTCCTGACCTTCTGCGATGACGTGGTCACCGTCACGGCGATCGCAACGGACCGGAACCTCGACCGGACTTGGTCGAACGTCATCCCGGCCGCGGATTATGAACTGGGGCCCCTGAACAACGCTGTTTCGTCTTGGCCGTACACTGAGATCCGGATGAAGCCCCTTGCTGGCGAGTCCTTCGACCTGGGGCTTGAGATGGTCAAGGTGACGGGGACATGGGGATGGGCGACGGTACCCGATGCCGTCAACGAGGCTTGCCTGATCACGGCTGCCCGGTACTTCAAGAGAAAGGACGCCCCGTTCGGCGTCGCCGGGGGCGGCGAGGTTGGACAGTCGGTTGCACTAAGAGCGGTCGATCCGGACGCGGGCGTCTTGCTTGCGCCGTACCGGAAGATCGGCCTCGTCGATCTGGTCTGATGTCGAGCTACGAGATACAAGTCCGGGGCCTGGACCAGATCGTCCGGGCCTTGGACCTCGAGCGGGACGCGGTGGATGTCCTGCGGGAATACATCGACGCCGCGGCCAAGGTCGTCGCGAGCGAGGCCCGCAGGCGTGCCCCGGTGGACACAAGCCTTCTTCGGACCTCGATCAACGATCAAGTCAAGGTCGAAGGCCAGAAGGTCACGGCGTCCATCGGGACGAACGTCCGGAAGAACGGGAAACCCTACGGGGCCTACATGGAATTCGGAACGGGTCTTGTGCATGACCATCCGTCGTGGCCTCGCAAGCGGCACGTTGTGCCCCCTGCGGCCCTTATGGGATGGGCCGAGAGGAAGGGCCGCGGCGGTACGTTCCACGATGCCGAGGTCATCGCCGACGCTATCACGCGCCGCGGGGGCCTTCTGCCCCGGCGGTACCTGCGGGGATCGCTCGAGCAGTACCAAGGCCAGATCGTGCGGAACCTCGGCGAGGTCGTCCGGAAGATCCGGGCGAGGAGGGGCTTGTGAATATCGCTTCCGTCCGCGCAGGACTCAAGACCCGTCTCGCGACGATCTCGGGGCTCCGGTGTTACGAGACCATCCCCGATCAGTTCAGCCCCCCGGCCGCGATCGTCGGGATGCCGACATCGATTGTCTTTGACTTCGTCTATCAACGGGCGGCAGATCGGATGACCTACCCTGTCCGAATCCTTGTCGGCAAGGCGACGGACCGCTCGGCTCAAGAGCGGCTCGAACAGTACCTCGACGGATCGGGTGCCTTGTCGGTCAAGGCGGCGATCGAGGGTGACCCGTCCCTCGGTGGCGCGGCCAACGTCACCCGGGTCTTGAGTGCCCAAGGCCTCGGCGTTTACGATATGGGGGGCGTGTCCTATCTAGGATGCGACTTTACCGTCGAGGTCATCTGCTAAATGCCGAAGGTCTACATCTCTCGGGGCCATATCCAGAACGAAGGCCTCGGGATCGAGGTCTTCCCGGGCGACGAAGTCCCCGCGGCCCTGGTCAAGGCGTCCCCATGGCTCGTCGAGGACGGTGTCGTGGTCGAAAAGAGCCAATATTTGGCCGAGGCCGAAGAAGTGACCTCGCAGGATGCCCCAGAAGCCCCGATCGCCGAGGCACCCGACAGTGGCGACCTTGGCGACGTTGTCGCCGCGCCTGCGGCCTCTGAGGAGCCTTAAAAAGCATGGCATTCGTAGCAGGGCGTCGGGCCAAGGTTCTGATCGGTGAATACGACCTTTCGGCCTATTTGAACAACGTTTCTGCGGTCCGGAACGCGGATCTCGCCGACGTGTCGGTCTTCGGGGATCAAGACCGCGAGTTCCTGAAGACAATTCAGGGCGCATCGGCTACCTTGTCCGGATTCATCGACACTGTCGCCGGGGCATCGGAACCCGTGCTCTCGTCCTTCCTGACCGGGACCTCGACCAAGGCGGTCTCGATCTTCTGGGATGCCGACGCGATCGGGTCCCCCGGGATCTGCGGTGCCGGGTGGGAGGGGTCCTACGAGGATTCGGCCCCGGTCGATGGGGTCCAGGCTATCGCGGCAAACCTCGCGTTTACCGGGCGCGTCGATCGTGCGGTATCGCTGCATGCCCTCGGGATCGAGACCGGGACCGGGGCCTATACCTCGGTTGACAACGGAGCGGCAACGACTAACGGGGCCGTCGCGAACTTGCATGTCACCAATGCCGGGTCATCCGGTACCGGGACCGTCCTGATCCAGGATTCCGCGGACAACATGAGCTTCCTGACGATCGGCACCTTCTCCAACTTCACCGCGGCGACCTCGCAGACCCTTGAGATCTCGGGGACGATCCGCCGATATGTCCGGGCGAACTTGTCTTCTGCCCGCAACACCCAGACCTTCGCGGTCGCGTTCGGCCGCAGGCCGTAGGAGGACCCCATGGCTTTCGCAGCAGGTAAGAACGTCACATTCAGCTTGAACACGGTGGCGATCGGCACGTTCTTGAGCAACGTGTCCTTGACCCGGAACGGCGACACGCTCGACGTGACCACGTTCGGCGACTCGGACCGGGAGTTCATCCAGGGTCTCCGCTCGGCGACCATCACCATCTCGGGCTACTTCGATCCCACGGCCTCGACGGGTCCGGACGCGGTTCTTGCCACGGCCTTCGCCGATGCCGACGGCGTCGCGTTCTCTCTGGTTTTTGGAACGGGTACTACGGTGACCTATTCCGGGTCCTGCCTTGTGGCATCATATGAGACGACGGCAGCGGTTGATGGTCTCATCGCCTTCTCTGCGAGCCTGACGGCCACGGGCGCAATTACGCGCACCTAGAAAGCGGGTAGCAGTTGAAGGACAGCCTCAAGGCGATCCTCGCCCCCAAGGTCGAGCCATTCGAGCTCGGCCAAGGGGCGACGGTGCAGATCAAGGAACTCTCTCTCAAGGAGCGGATCTCATGGCGGGCGGTATCCGTTCTCGAGGACGGGAAGCTCTCGGACGACTGGATCGCCCAGTTGCTATTCCGGGCCGTGTTAGACGAGGAGGGGTCCCCGGTATGGGACTCGGCGGACGAGGTCGACGGTTCCGAGTCGGCGCTCGGACGGTTGCTCGAGGCTTGCCAGAAGATCAACGGCCTGGCGGCGGACTCTAGCAAGGAGGCCCAGGGAAACTAGAACGGCTCCCCGAACTGCGGATCGCGATGCGGTTATGCAGGGAACTCGGGAAGACCCTCGGGGAGCTACTTGAGCAGATGACCGCGGCCGAGTTCGAGTTGTGGATCGGCCTCTGGAAGATCGAGGCCCTCGAGGAAGCGGAGCGACAGGTCAGGGCGAAGGCGCAAGCAACAGGGGGGCGGGTTCGTGGCAGATAGAGTCGAGGTCCTGATCACGGGGGATTCCTCCGGCCTCGTCCGCGCTACCGGACAAGCGTCGTCCGCGATGCAGGACTTCGGCAAGATCACATCCGGCATGTCGCGGATAAGCCAAGCCGTCCGGTCGGACTTCGGACAACTGACAGGGGCTTTCGCCGCGGCTCAGGGCGGAGCGGCCTTGGTAATGGCGGCGTTCGAGGGCGTTGCCCGTCAACTTCAGGCGATGAACGAAGAGGTCATCGACGCGGAGCGGGTGGCCTCGAAGCTCATCGCGGTCTTCGACGGTGCGGAAGGCGCGGCCGCGAGACTCACGGCTCAGGCCGAGGCCCTCGCCGGGTCTACCGTGTTCTTCGATGACGATGCTATCAAGTCTGCGGCCGCGGCCATGCGCGGTTTTGAGCTAACCGAACAAGAGATCAGCAAGCTACTCCCGGCCGCGGTCAATCTGGCGACGGTCTTCGGGACGGACCTTGAGAGCGCCGCTACTAAACTGGCCCTTAGCCTGAACGGATCGACCAGGGGCTTGCGGGAGTTCGAGATCGTCGCCAAGGAAGGCGCAGACCGCGGCGAGATCATGGCTCAGATCCTCGAGCGGGGCGAGAAGGCCGCCAAGGGCGCGGCTGACGCGCAAGGTGGGCTCCGGGGGGCGACGGAAGGACTCAAGAAGGCTCAAGGCGAGTTCAATCAGGCCCTCGGAAGCCTGCTTGCCGGGCCGCAATCGGCTTTCCTTCAGTTCCTGACGGATGCCACGAACGCGGCAACGGGCCTCGCGAACAAGATGGGCGGGGTCACGGAATCTCTGATCAAGACCCGGCAAGTCATCGACCCGTTGACCGGGAAGATCGTCGAGGCAACCGGGGTCGGCGGGAAGGACCTCTTCGGCCCCGGGTCCTTGACGGCTCAGTTCATGAAGGGCAAGGAACCGACGAAGGCCCCGGAAGAGAAGAAGCCCGCGGGTCCGGCCGACCGTCCCCGAGGCCGCGGTGCCGATGACGCGACACGCAAACAGGAAGAACTAATCCGGAAGCAGGACGAGGCCGCAGCATTCGAGCGGCGGTTGCTCGAGGACAAGATCGCCGCGAACGAGGCGCAGATCGTCAAGGACAACAAGGCCGCGCAAGACATCATCGACAACTTTGACGCGGCCAACAAGAAGCGGAACGAAGAGACCATCAAGGCATTCGAGACCGCGCAATCGCTCATCGAGCAGGCAAACAGGGACTTCGCCTCGGGCATCACGGCCGCGGGGCGATTGCTTGTGGACATTGTCCGCGGGGATGCGTCCCTCGGCGGTCTGATCCGGGCCTTCGGCGGCGTTGCCGGAGCCGCGGGTGGCGCTCTAGGCGGGCCTATAGGGGCCGCTCTTGCCGGGGTGGGTGTCGAGGTCGTCGCGGCGATTGTAGACGGCTTCAAGCCCCAGCAAACCGCGGCAGACAAGCTCAGGGAAGCAG